GGAGAAGCGTCGGTTGCATCGTAGTCACAACCAATTGTGACCGTGGACGTGGAGGAAGCCGGGAGCCTGGACAAGAGCCTTATTCGAAGGTACTTAAATCGATACCTTTCCCACCCCGCGGCCTGAACGGAGAGCCATGGGAACAGTGCGGATTGTCCAGGATTGATGCGGAACCTCCTGGGGGTAAAGGTGGACAGTCCACTTGTTGTAGAGAGCGTGTCAAACATCTCAGAGTGCCGAATGGTGCACACGCGTTGGCGACCAGAACCAGTCTGTAGTACGTCTGCGTTCCCGGTTTCCAACCGTTTGGAATTCGCAAGCGGTGCAGCCTGTTCTTTGTAGAACTTCTTGATGGCTCTTGGAGCTGCAGATCGAGACTTAGGCTTTGGTTTTCCACCTTTTCCTTTCTTTCCTCTTGGTTTGTTAGCATTCATACAATGCAAAGAAAGCTTACAATCTAAATTGCGTAGTTTTCGATAGTGGCCCGAGCACCACTTCGACCGTATATATACATATACCCCCTGATCGCGTGCCATAACATGTGTTCTTTAAGATTACACAAGAGTCACGTCTATGACCAGAGTTAACATAAACCATCGCCAAGCTACACTCACTGCTTGGGTGGGGCACGTCCCTTGCCCAAGGACTTGCCCTTACCCTTCGCACGAGTTTTAAACTTGGCGGCCCGCTCGGCGCGTTTCTTTACGCGGTCCTTCGGGTCTTTAGCAGCAACTGTCGTCGCGCTTGACACTGGCGCTTCAGCTGCCACGGGCGCATAAGCTGCCTCAAGTGTCACCACCTCAACCTCCTCCTCCTTGCCTTTGTTATCAGGCAAAGGAGTGACAGGAACCTTTGGTTGAAGGAATTCTCCGTTAATGACCACGGGTCTATTAACGAGGACTTTGTTCTTCATGAATACGGGAGCTTGGAGGATCAAAACTGAATCCACCCCAAGATAATCAACATGGCGTATCCAATCATGGAATCCTCCAAAGTCAAACTCAGGCATCTGGGTCTGAGCCAACGCAAACATCCAACCTGAATCATCATTAGGATATTGCACCTCATACGCAAGCTTACTACCCCAAATATTAAGGTAGTCGCTATAAACGTGTGGAAATTTGCGCAATACGGTCCTACACCATTCACCAATAACTGGGGTGTTGGCGTCGGTTAAACCAAATGCGCGCGCTTTCTCGACGGCCTTCATCAACGGTGTTATTTTAGAAGGCAAGGCAACGGTAGTGTGTAACTTAGTGAGTTGCCTCTTAAGATCACACATGGAATTATTATCTCCAAACCATACATCGGGGCCATATAGACGAGCTAGGAACTTCACGCCAACAGCGCCACGTTTTACGGTAACGATGTCGAGTTCCTGGCCCATTTTAGCTGCTGCCCTTACGAGCGCCGCTTCACTAACCCTTGGTATACCGCCGCCTCCGGCATCACCACTTGGGGTAACGCTATCGTCACCACAATATAACCCTAGCATCTCGTATGCCATAAGCGATGGAACTCCTTCGCTCCTAAATGCGCAATAGGCTACGAAAGCCGTGTTAATCGTGTTGAAGAGGCCAGTCTCTGGTGATCCTGATCCCCTTGCAGTGCCACTGTCATATTTAGTACCCAGCGTACACCTCACGGACATGTTTACTTGGGAGTTCGCCAGTTCCAGTGCGGTTTCATGCACGTCCCTAACAAATGCCCTAACGATAACCATGGACTCCAGCTCCCTATTAGCTGGCGAGATGGTGCCATCCATCCTATTATAATCCCCTTGTTTCAGGTCCTCGGCCAGCAGGCAAATTTGGACAATTCGCTCTGCCGTTTCCAACGGGGTCAACCCAGGTTGGTACCACGGCCAAGAGTGCTTTGCATAATCACCCATAGCATACAAAAATTTGGACCATGCCACCTTATCTGGTGGGTCTATAATTGTAATTGCTCTTGGTGGGGTGATCTTCGCATAAGCTTCATGCTTGGTCATATTCGTGGCAGTCGGTGGGCGGTGTGGGACGTCATCTGCTTGGCCAATTATCGCTAATTGGCTTGGCCTATGTTGTCTCTCAACCACATCATCTAACTCAAGGGGCACTAGAACTCCACTCCTTGGAAAGATGAGTTCCACGAACTCTTCCGCAAGTATGCGGGTATAGGCATCCATAACCGTGGTCTTGGCCATATTGGTTATTCTCTCCTTGACCATGACCTGCTCAGTCAAAGTAGTCAATGCCGGTGCAAAACAGCCGTCTTCAATAAATGGGGTCATAAAAGGGACGATAAGTGGTTTGAAATCGTCCTCTGACTTTGGCCCAAATTGGACGTGCTGGATGCTCAGGTCTACTGGACAGACCCTATCAGGAATACCACGCCGCTGTTTTCTATGAAAGGCAGCGACCACGGGGGCACCAGTTTCAAATCCTGGTCCAACTCTGCCCTGTACCGTGGCGGTTGTTAAATCAGCTTTCTGAACTAACACCTGGTCGCTAAGTGCGGCATCCACTGCCGCTGGTATAGTAGCACAGGCATAGGAATCAGGTCTTCCCGTGCTCATATACATACCATCTTTCCTATGTACCATCATACGTAGGAAGCCGTCGTCATGTAAGCTTAGTCGTTTTAGCCCTGGGCCATCAATAGACAGCCAAGCTAACCAAGCAAGCTTCCATCCCCACCCCCCCAATGGCGACAGCAAGACGAAATCATAATTTTCAGTGATCGTCTTCCTGTCAACCAAATAGGCCGCACACGAATAGGGGATACCTAGGAACTTCCTAAATACCAACAACGAATCTTGGGAATAGTTCCAAACTAATCCCGTGTACATTCCGCCACCAGAAACGGACACTTTTGAAACACTATGTTTATCAAAAGTAAAAGCATATTCCCCATCGGAATTTGCGACTGCGCTAGGTTGGAACGTGGCAATTAAATGCGTCTTCGTTCGTTCGCACAGCATTGAAGGCATGTCAAGGTACATGTCTACGTCTACGTAGCACAATGCATCCACGTCTTCCACTGGTGTCTCAGAGATAGGCACAGACTGTAGATCTTTTGGAAACCTCCAATCTCTGGAGCCTGGACGGCCACGCTGTTGGTCTTGCTTACTCATTTGAACAAAATAAGTTTTCAAACCTAAAATGTTTGCAAGAGAGCACATATGATTAACAGCAGCGGACCGGGCCGAGGCGCTCTTAGGGTGTGTATGGTTGGGTGGATCCCTACGATACACTACCGGGTGGTCCATCATGGTTCTGCGTAATTTCTCCGCGTCCCCTGGGGTGACCAAATTGTACATTTCCAAAGTAGCAGATGCGTAATCTTGAGCTACTTGCTGGAGACGCCTAACAGGTGAAAGGCGTAGTACATCTCCTACCAGAAATATGAATACCAGCGGAAAGCTAATAAAAGCCCACCAGTCAATCAAAAACCCGGCAATAACCGTAATAAACGGTCCCACGATGTTTCTACACAAGTATAGAAGGAAAATCGCGATCGTTAAGAGCGGACGACCGCCATAGTGGAGGATAGACATAAGTCCTCAAGCAAAG